GTTGATGTAGATCAATACATTGACATGCCCAAGTTCTTATGTGAGAACGTACATCCAACGATTCTCTACACAGTCCAACCTGACCAAGTCAGCAAAGTTACCAACTTTTACAGTTACACTTTTAATGAGCAGAATCAGCTCTGTTATCGTGTGACTGGTGGTGCTTCTTACACCCACCATGTTTGGAACTATAGTGTTGATCATTTAATGATCTCACGTACGGATAGTGATGGATCCTTGCGCGTTGCGTGTTATATTGTAGACCGCCGCGCTACTAGTCCTGATCACGAGTTAGTAATGCTTACCCCTATAGGCTCCTGGGTTGGCATTGGTGCAATATTGTACGACAGGTGGATTTCTGGGGTTAAGTTGACTCGGTTGACTGTTGCTACCCCTGAAGGTTTTACGCGTTTGATGACTTCATCACGCCTTGGCCTTATGACGTCTACCGGCCGTGTTAATAATTATGCTAGTTGTACGGTCACCTCTATTGTAGATGACTGTATTGCTGGCATTTCTCGCACTTCAGATTATGTTCTTTCATTGGCTCAGGTCATGTCTTATGTTGATGGTGATCGTGCTCTTGCCATTCCTTTGCTAGAGTATCACCGCACTAAGACATCTTTCAAACCTGACGTTACCTGTCCTGTTGAACTTTCTGTACGTCGTTATCAATACGACCCACTCGTGTTTGACCCCAAGGCTAAACCCAGCATGACTGGGTTTATGCAGCCCATGATTAATGGTGCGTTTGCACCTGATCGCACCCCTGCAAATGAGTTGCAATCTATTGATGGGCGTGTTACTAAATGTAAGCCACCAATATTACCTTTAACTCCTTTTCTTGCTCAAGTTATTAAGGAGTGGTGTGCTTTGATCATTCCTAAACCTGGGGTTTTGGATCCTGTTGACGACGATGAGGTCCTCCGTCGTCAAGCTAAGCCTACTCAGCGCCGCTTGTTTGCGGCTGCCCATGGCATGCTAGGTAAGCGTATTGTTCGTATGTTTAATAAATCCGAGACTTATGAGAATATTAAAGATCCTCGGGCAATTTCTATGATCAATACCGTTGACAAACGATCTTATAGTCGTTATATGTACGCCTTTGAGACCGTGTTGAAATGTCAACCCTGGTACGCCTTTTCTAAAACGCCGCGTGATGTAGCCCAACGCGTCGTTGATATTTTGGCTGAAGCTGAGAGTGCTGCTCCTTCCGATTTTCGTCGTTTTGATGGCCATGGTTCTAACGTTATGCGTGATGTTGAATTACAAATGTTGTTGCGCGCGTTTCGACCTTGTTACCATCAGGAGCTCCTAGATTTACATCATGGTCAGTATGGCTTGAAAGCCTATGCTACCTTTGATAATCCGTACACTGGTGATCCTATACATTATAATACCGATTATACTCGGCTTTCTGGATCTCCTGAGACCTCTCTTTTTAACTCTTCAGTTAACTCCTTCACCGCATATTTGGGTTTGCGTATGACTAAGGTTAATGGTTTGTTCCTCACTCCTGTTGAGGCTTACCGTCGCCTTGGCATTTATGGTGGTGATGATGGGTTGACTGCTGATGTTGATCCTAAGACTTTTAAGCGTGCTGCGCGAATGATCGGTCAAGAGCTTGTTGTTACTTCTATATACCGTGGTGAGCCTGGTATTAAGTTCTTGGCCCGTTGTTATTCTCCTGATGTGTGGTTTGGTGACTCTTCGACCATGTGTGATATTAAGCGTCAGCTTGTTAAGTTTCACACTTGTGTGCGTATGAATCCTAATGTTACTCCCCACATGAAACTTTTGGAGAAAGTGCGCTCTTTTAGCCTTTCTGACTCAGGTACTCCTATAATAGGTGAGTTCTGTGCTGCGGTTCAACGTATTTATGGTAAGCCTATTTTGCCCAATAAGCAAACTATTCCTATGAGAACTTGGCTTTCTCAGTACGATGTGAAAACACAGTATGGTAATCGGCGCGCATCTTGGATGGATGAGCTAGTTATTGCCGAATTACCTGAGTTTGAATACAAACGGTTTGTCACTTGGTGCGACTCTTTGCGCACCTTGGATGATGCACTCAAACCACCCATGTTTATGGCACCCACTACTGCCAAATCAGTTGTGCCCGTGGTCGTGGATGGTGATATTTTACCGTTAGGTGTGACTCTCTCTTCTGTACCCCCTTTGCGTGAATCTAAGATTAATTCTAAGAAAAGCAAGGATAATCCTGTTAATCTTACTCCTGAGGTACATACTAATAAGGAACCCACTACGGATGAGACTTTTGCCCAGTTTAAACAGCGTAAGGTTGACGCTGGTACTTGGCAAGAGCTCGCTCCGCCTCCCAAAACTCAAGTGGATGGTACTGTCCGCCGCGTTACTTTTAGTCGTGGTGTAGATAAAATACCCTCC